GCGTAGGAGAGGTTTCTCCTGCAAAACGCTTTATGGTAAAAGGTGGCAATGTAGTAACCGCAAACCTTTATTACACAGATGCTTCAGATGTTGTTGCTATGCAAATTCGTCATGCAAGAGCAGGTTATAGCTCCAACACTGCTACAATGATCCAGTTTCAGAACACAAGTGGTACCGAAGTTGGAACAATTAAATCAGGACTTACTGGAACCAACTATAATACTTCTTCAGATTATCGACTTAAAGAGAACGTGGCCTACGATTGGGATGCAACCACTCGCCTTAAACAGCTTAAACCTGCACGTTTTAACTTCATTGCAGATGCAGACACAACGGTCGATGGCTTCTTAGCACATGAAGTTCAGTCAGTTGTTCCAGAGGCAATCTCAGGGACTAAAGATGAAGTTGATGCAGATGGTAACGCAGTAATGCAAGGCATAGATCAGGCAAAATTAGTACCACTGCTTGTTAAAACTATTCAAGAACTAGAGGCACGGATCACTGCCCTAGAAAACGCATAACATTAGTCAGAAAAGGAGAAAGACATGACTGATACACCAACTACAGAAGAAATCGCACAGCACTACACAGCAATGGGTCACTCTGTTGATCTGCTAAACGCTGGGCAACCAGAAGACATGGAAGATGCCGATTGGACTGACACTGTGTCACGCAACGTAGAGCATCTACAGTTGATGGTTGCTAAAGACTTCTGGACTACAGAGGATATGACTGCTGCTAATGCAGCTATTGCAGCTAACACTTAAAAGGTAACATATGTTCGGTACAGCCTTCGCCTCTACACCCTTCGCGTCACAGTCAGAGATACGCTTTCTGATTGACGGTGTAAGTGCGCTTGGTGTTACCAACAGTGTTACTATTTCTGCTGATGCTAATGTACCAGTTACAACACCTACCTTAACATCTAGTGTTGGATCTGTTGTAGTTGTAGCAGATGCTAATGCAGCCGTTACAGGTGTATCAGCTACAGCATCTACTAATACGGTAACGATTACTGCTGCAGCTAATGTTGTACCAACGGGGGTTGACTCTACAGGAGTTATAGGTACAACTGTGGTGGTTGCTGGTGCTAATACGTTTATTAGTAGCCCAGCGCTTATAGCAGGTATAGGCGTAGTTACTATTACTGCTGCAGCTAATGTTGTACCAACGGGTGTATCTGCTACTGTAAGTTTAGGCTTAGTACAATCAAGAACTACTAACGTTATACCTATAACTACACCAGCTTTAACTGTTAATACTAACAGTGTTACTGTCGTAAATACAAACTTTGACTATGACTCTTTACAAGATAGTTATGATCGTAAACGTGTTGTATTTATATCAGGTACACCTCAGAACTTCACGGTTGTCATACCATCAGATAAGAAACAAAGAACTGTTAGTATTGCAGCTATCGACAGAGACAACACAATAAGAATCGCAGCGTAAGGAATACGTACATGTCATACAAGTGGCCTGATAAAGACAAAGATGAAGTCCTAGACTATAACATAGATTGGTCACGCTTTCTAGGTGATGACACTATTGTAGGTGTGTCCTGGTATATTGATGACGCGGATGGTGTAAAGACTTCTGTTAGTCCTGCTTCTGTAGTCAACGGCTTACAGATGGTGCAACAGACTAATACTACAACTGTAGCAACCATTAGATTGTCCCTTGGTACGAATAACATTAGGTATCGCATATCGTGTCAGATAACAACCACAGAAGGGTTGCAATATGAGCGCTCTGTGTTTTTACGTGTTAAGGAGAAGTAAGAATGTCTTATAACTTTATAGGTCTAGTTAATGATGTTAATAGACGCTTAAACGAGGTTGAGCTTACTTCATCTAACTTCTCTACAGCTACAGGTTATTATAACCTCAGTAAAGACTCAGTTAATGCCTCTATTCGTCATATTCACCAAGAAGAGTTTGAATGGCCTTGGAACCACGCAGAGGAAACTGAGGTACTTTTACCCGGTGAAGTTCGTTACAGTATACCCTACGATGCTAAGACTGTTAACATGAACTCCTTTCGTATACGTAGAGATGCAAGTTTAAGTGTAGAAACTCAACGATTAAAGTTACTTAACTACGAAGAATACCTTGACAAATACATAGATTACGAGTATAACTCTGATGTTAGTACTAGAGCAGTTCCTAAGCATGTTGTACGAACACCTAGCAGAGAGTTAGTCTTTGTACCAGCACCTGATAAAGCTTATGAGGTTGTGTATGAGTATTACACTGTTGGTGTTGATATGGATCTTGCTACAGACGTTCCTTCTATACCAGAAGAGTATAAACACGCTATTGTAGATGGGGCTATGTATTATGTGTACTTGTTTAGGGGTGATACTCAAACAGCACAGTTATCCCAACAAAAGTTCTTGCAAGGTATTAAGCATATGCGTAGCTTGAACATTAACAGAACTGAATATATTAGAGATACGAGAGTACACTTTTAATGGCAACCCAGTGGACAACATTTCCTATTGAGTTTAGGGGTGGGTTAATATCTAACCTATCCCCTTTACAACATGGTACAAACGCTGTTGGATCTGCTACTATTCTACAGAACTTTGAAGCTAATAAAGAGGGTGGCTACTCTAAGATAAGAGGCTTTGAAAAGTATAGCACAACAACTGTACCGGGTTCTGGTCCTATCTTAGCTCTTAAAGTTATTAGCTCTGGTCGTGTTGTAGCAGCCCGTAAGAACGGTAGTAACTTAACACAGTACTACTACAGTACAGGTGGTTCTTGGACTAGTATGGCTACTAGTGCTAGTACTAATGGTGGTAAAGCTAGACACGTTCTGTATAACTTAGACGGTGATGATAAAGTCCTTTTTGTAGATGGTACTAACTACCCAGCTATCTACAACACTAACGGTAACACTATGTCATTTATGACTTCATCAGATAGCTCTGATGTTAGTGGTGCAGAGCAGGTAGCTATATTTAAGAATACTGCATTCTATGCTAAGGGTAGTAACTTATTCTTTACTGCCCCATTTAGCGTAGATGATTTTAGTGTTGCTAATGGTGCAGGGTCTTTTAATGTAGCTAATGATATTACTGGATTAGCAGTCTTTCGTGAACAACTTATTATCTTTACTCAGGACAGTATTAAGAGATTGACTGGTAGTAGCGCTGCAGACTTCTCTGTATCACCTATTACTGATCGTATTGGCTGTATTAATGGCGACACTATCCAAGAGATTGGTGGTGACGTTATTTATCTAGCGCCTGATGGTATTAGGTTATTAAGTGCTACTGACCGTATTGGTGACTTTGCATTGGATGTTGCCTCTGATCAGATTTATAAGGACTCTAACACTTTCTTAGCGAGTACATCTAGTTTTACTTCTCTTGTATTACGTGAGAAAGCTCAGTACCGTATCTTTGCCTATATTGCTTCTGAACAGGCTGAGGTGGGTAAAGGTCTTATAGCTACCAAGTTTATCTCTCAGGGTGCATCAGGTATGTCTTGGTCTACTACATCAGGTATTAAAGCCTTTGTAGCAGATAGTCGTTACTCTGGTACAACAGAGATGGTAGCCTTTGCACATGATGATGGTTACGTTTACCGTATGGAGACAGGTTCTAGCTTTGATAGTGCAGATATTGAAGCTATTTATGAATCTCCATATATGCCTATTACAGATCCACAGACACGAAAGTCTTTCTACAAATTAACTTTGTATGCTGAGCCTACTGGTAGTATGGACTTAGACTTAAACATACGTTATGACTTTAGTACCAGTACAAACACATCTACATTACAGCCAGCTACACAACAGATTAGTAGTACAGGAACAGCAATATTTTTATTTGGTGCATCTGACGCTGTATTTAACACTGCTAAGTTTGGTGGAGAGTTAGATAAGGTGTACACAAATAACATAGTTGGCTCTGGCAAGACTATTGCTATGCGTATAGCTGACAACTCTACTAACCCTACATTTACTCTTGACACTGCATTACTAGAGTACAGACAAAACGATAGACAGTAAGGAAACACAATGGCAGGTTATACAAGACAGGATACTGCAAACAACATTGCCAATGGTAACGTTATTGATGCAGATGATTTTGACGCAGAATACAATGCAGTAGAGGGTGCATTTAACGCATCTACAGGACACAAGCATGATGGTACTGCTGGTGAGGGTGCGCCTATAACTAAGGTTGGCCCTAGTCAGAACTTGGTTGTATCTGCTACTAATGTTAATCCTAAGACTAGTAATACCTTAGACTTGGGTACTAACTTACTGCAGTATAAAGATGGTTACTTTGATGGTACTGTTTATCAGGATTCAGCTATTGTAGGTGTTAATGCTTACATGACACTCTCTGATAATGAGATTGACGTATCTAGTGGTGGTCTTACTCTTGATGTTGCAGGTGACATTAGCTTAGATGCTGATGGTGGTGATGTCCTACTAAAGGATGCAGGTACTACCTTTGGTACACTTACCAATGATGGCAACAACCTTATCGTAAAGTCTGGATCTACTACATCAATTACCTTAAGTGGTGCAAATACTACATTGGCTGGTACTCTAGCTGTAACAGGCGCTACTACCCTCAATGGTGCTGTTACTGTTTCTAGTTCAAACAATGTTACTATTGACGCAGGTAATTTAACTCTCTCTAGTGGTAACGCTACTATTGGTGGCACTTTGTCTGTTACGGGTGAGATAACTGGTAACGCATCTACTGCAACAAAGTTAGCTACTGCAAGAACTATTACTATTGATGGTGATGTAGATGCAACTGCTACATCTTTTGATGGTACAGGTAACATTACTCTTACAACAACTCTGGATACGGTAAACTCTAATGTAGGTTCATTTGGTAGTGCTACAGCTATTCCTGTAGTAACAGTTAATGCTAAAGGTCTTGTTACAGCGGTAAGTACATCTGCTATTACTACTAGTCTTACTGTTGGTGCTGATAGTGGCACTAATGATGCTGTAGCTTTAGCTTCAGATGTTCTTACTTTTGCAGGTACTACAAACGAGATTGAGACTACTGTAAGTAATAACCAGATTCAGATAGGGCTACCTAGCAATGTCACTATTGGTAACAACCTTATTATTAATGGTGACTTAACTGTATCAGGAACCACTACAACAGTAAACACTGAGACTCTTAACTTAGCTGACAATCAGATCTTATTGAACTCTAATGAGACAGGTACTCCATCACAGAATGGTGGTATTGAGATTGAACGTGGTACATCTGCTAACAAAACGCTTGTATGGAATGAGACAAGTGATAAGTGGACTGTAGGTAGTGAAACGTTTGTAGCAGGTACGTTTGAAGGAGCATTAAGTGGCAATGCATCTACTGCCACAGCCTTAGCCACATCACGTACTATCAGTCTTACAGGCGATGTCTCAGGTAGTGCTTCTTTTAATGGTACAGCTAATGCTACTATTACTGCAACTATAGCGGATGACAGCCATAACCATGTTATATCAAATGTTGACGGATTACAGACTGCGTTGGATGGTAAAGCTGCCCTTGCTGGTAGTTCTTCTCAATCATTTCAAGCATCCACTATTGATTTAGGTGACTGGACAATTACTCAATCTGGTAGTAGTTTAAAGTTTGCTTATCAGGGTACAAACAGACTTAGCTTGTCTAGCACTGGTGCGCTTACTGTAGAGAACGATGTAACAGCATTTGGTAGCGCGTAATGACAATAACCTCAATAGATAACTTTGGTCACGCTTCTGGCTCAATATCTATGAGTGAGTTGCGTGACTACTATGGACAGTCTGGTGCTGTATCCCTTAATGGAAATCTAAATGGTGGTACGAATCCTGTGCCCAGCGATTTGCCAGCATCAGGCGCTACTACTTCTTTTTCTAACTACCGTAGTAAAGCTAGGATACTTAAAAAGAAAGGCACAACAGAAACAAAAGCTAGTGGTACTTCTTGGTCGCCAGCACAGTCAGGTTGTGTGCAGTACCATGTTTATGTTCTTGGCGGTGGAGGCTCTGGTGGTGGAGGCTCTACAGATGCTGGTCGTGAAAAGGTAAGCTCTGGCGGCGGGGCGGGTGGTACAGGCTCTGGCGGTGAGAGTAATTTTACTGGTGGTAAGTCCGTTGGTTTCTTAATTGGTGGAGATCAATCTGCGTCTAGCGGTGGGGGTTCTCCAGATTTA